TTACAGTATATTGACCAGAGCCGGGACTACTAGCCACATAAGTCTGTAATGCACCCCCAATTCTTACCTTGAGGTCTGTGTCTTTCAGTTTTTCAATAGCAGTTGTGTACGAGGCACTTCCACTATTTTTAAATTCTTCAGTTGTTTGTACCGCCATTTCTCTTTGAAATAAGTGACGGGTGGATTATTTTGGCATTTCTAGGATTTTTTCTATCGTGCCTTTATTTGCTTGTCTGTTCTTTAATTTTTGATCTCTTTCTGATAGTAAGAGTTTTTGTACGTCGTGCTCATCTTTAAGACTTGCCCAAGCTCTCTTCTTAGCTCTGTCAAATGCTTTTGCAATTCGTTTGTAATGTGGGAATGACTTTGGTTCAAGATCAGACATACCATTCCTTTTATGCCAATTCATTTCAGCAAGGGATACCTGTATTGATTCTTCTGAAGCCATCTTGTCAAAGTCAGCTAATAGGTTTTGTTGACCTATAGCTTTCTGATACATAGATCTAACTTTTGGACTGTCAGATAAATCTGTTCCATCTGGAGCTGAGTATGTACTTGTTCTTAAGTCATAACCACTATCAAATAACAACTGTCTACCGGGAGAATAATCTAAGTTAAAGTTCACAGGTGAAACTGCATTAAACATACGAGTACCAAAGTCGTGATCTTTAATAGGTTTTCCAGTTAAGATGTCGTATTTAATTGGTAGTGGATCTGCTGCAATTTGCTCAGAAATTAAGTTTCTATTTCTTATTGAACTACCAATATCAGAACCTAGTTCTCTTGTGTAAGGAGTAAGAACTTTACCTATCTCATTTCTAAGACCAGATAATGGAACTTGGTTGTTCATTAATGAAGCTATAATTCTATTCTGCTGTCCGGGTGCACCAGAGAATAAATCTACAAATGACTGTAATCCTGCTAAATAAGATTTACTTGTAGCTGTATTTGCTAATGCTAGTGCTAATGTACCTAATCTATTTTCAACCCACTCTTCTCCCATAAGATCCATGTGGTCACCAATATCTCCTACTAATGCAAGTATTTGGTTATAAGGTTCAAAGGAATCATAGTTAACCCAGACTCCACCAATTTTCATAGTTCTTGGTTTCCATCCAGCATCTAACCATGCTTGTCTTTTAACTCTATCTGTAGGTCCATTACCATGTAATCCACCACTAAGATATGCCATTGAAGCCATACTTAATGCTGCACTACCTAATGCAAGTCTTCCATTTTGAACAGCCTTTGCATTAATTAAATCTCTATTAGTTTTTATTCCATACTTAGAAAGATGTCTAAGGTCATCTCCGGGTTTTGCTCTAGCAATCTGGTTAAACTCATCAACTAAGAAGTTAAATCCGGGTGTATGTTTAGCAGTTAGAGATAATCCATTAATACCTGTTCTAGCGAATAGGAAGAATGGTCTAGCCCAAGGTACTGATTCAAAAGCACCAGCAAGTTTTTTAGAAAAACCAGTTAAATCTTGAGTTAATGTTGCTTCTCTTTTTGCATAATCAGCAGCTTCATCAGCCAAAGTACCATCTGCATTCCAGATTTGTTGATTAAACTTTTCTTCCATATCCTTAAAGAATTTGGCATCTAAGTTTGCAAAATTAGAATCAGGTAATTTTTCAGCAGCTTGTAAGAATGCTTTCTCTCTTGCTCTAGCTCTACCAATAAGCAATGTAAAAGCATCATCAGTAGATGCCATTATTTTAGTTGAGTAGGTAAGGAAACTAGAATCATTAGCAGCTCTAACTTGATTAGCTACTTGGTATAAAAGCCTGTCAGACCAATCTGCTCTCTTACTATTTGCCCAGTGACCATAAGCAAGCCATTCATCATCAGCTTTACTTCTTTCAACGAATCTAGTTTTCATTGTTGAAATATCACCAGCCCAATAACTATTTAATCTACTTTTGAATAGTTCCCAAGATTCTGGAATAGCTTCACGCATAGCATTCAATGCAGCTAAACCAGCTCTGGAAGTAGCCCAATCACCACGCATCGCACCACCCATAGCCATAGCTAGTGGTCTAGAAAACGTTGCACTGGATGTACCCATAATTGCTCGGATTGCTGTTTTAGGTCCAGACAAAACACTATGAGTAAACATAGATCCCATCTCTCTCAAGAAAGCACCAGTCTTCTTCTCATCTCCAGCCCATGAACCACCTCGCATCTTGTAACGCATGAATGCATCTAGATGTTCAAGAGTATGAATATCCTTAGCCATAGATATTCCTTCCATCATTTCTTTAAAGACTTCATCACCACCTTCTTCAGTAGTCATCCCTAAGACTGCACGATAAGCATCAATACTTTGTTGTACCTCTGCATCAATTTTTGCTTGAAGTTCTTTTTTAGATAGTTTTGTTTTATTACCTTGTCTAATACGAGCATCACCAAACTCTGATAGCTGTTGGGATACTTCTGCACTAGACATTTTCCTTAGTCTTAAACCAGCAACTAGCTTTTCTACCATCTGCTGAGCAGGACCATCAATATCTTTTAAATTGGCTATGTCTGCTAATTCTCTAGCAGCAATACCAGAGTCTCTAATGTCATTAAACAAAGAAGTATTAACCATGTCTAATGCTTTGATGTACTCAGGCTTCACATATTCACCAACTTTTTTCTGATATGTTTTACCAGTTTTTCCAGTTACAGTTTGATATAGCTTAGTTTGATCTCTAGTGAAATTTTGAAAGAACTCTTCTGTAGTCATATCACTGGTATTTCTACCTTCGTAAACTGACCTAAACATATCTAGATCTTTACCAATACTTTCTTGTAGTGTCTTACCTTGCCTTCTAGCTGTTTCTTCTAATTGTTTAATATATCCCTGACTTCTAAAGTTTCCAAGTATTTCTTTGATAACTTCTTCAGTTTCACCTGTACCTCTAGCCATCCTCTCAATTTGAGTGTTGGAGGTTAGCGAGCCTACGTTACCATCTTCAGCTCCCCATTCGTTCTTAGTACGTTTGATTGCATTATCTACAGTAGCTGCATCACTATTTGAAGTAGTTGCTCCTTGCCATTTATCTGCTATTGGTTCATTCTTAGGTGCTCTAAATCCGGGATCTTTCATCTGGGATTTAGCTTGTTCTCTCTTTTGTAACTCTATACTGTCTTTTCTTGATGAAGTAAATGCATCAAACTTAGATCTTATTTCATCTAGATCTTCACCTAATGCTTGTTTTAACTCACCTCTACCTTCATAAAGTCTTGAAGCTGCATCAGTTACAGGTTGAAGATCTTCTTTTAATGCTTGTCCTAGCTCACCTCTACCTTCATATAAATCCCCAGCTTTGCCTTTAAGCATTTTAGCTAGTGGTGTCATTTTAAATATAGTTGCATCAATGACAGAACCTATACCCATACCTTCTACGATATGTTTTAGTTTTCTTATTCCGGGATGATCTGTGTCATTAGTAGCAAGAGGTGTATCAAGCCAACCATAGTGGTGTTTTAATGTACCAGTAAAGTTATCTTCTTCTTCATTCTTTGCTACTAAGTCATAACGTAAACCAAGTAAAGCACCTTCTTTTAATGTGCTACCTAATGTAGCTGCTTTTGCTACTTTTGCTGCTTTTGTTGCTTTTGTTGCAGCAGAAACAGCAGTAACAGCTTTGGTTCCAACTGATAAACCTTGTGCAACTTTACCTAAACCACCTGTTAAATAAATAGTTCCAACAACATCTGTGGAACCTCTGACTAATCCTCCCCACCATGTTTTGGTTTCGATAGGATCTCCGTCCCCATACATAAACTGATCCCATTCAGTCTTATAACCTTCTTCTGTTTTACTTTCTTCCACCATCTCACCATTGAAAAAGTCAATAACTCTTTCTGGAAAAGTGATGATGTTAGAAGCTACATCTCTAGCTCCAAGAGCTGTACCAACAAAAGTATCAGCTACATAGTCTCCTGCTGTTGGACCTTCTTCTTCTGGAGGTTTGTTTGCTTCTACAGCTTGAGCTTCTGCTGCCTGTTCAGGTGTGTTATCAACTACCGGTTCTGTTACTTCTCTTCCAAGTGCTTCATCAGCAGCTTGTGTATTCTCTACTGCTTTTTGTCCAGCTTTTATGGACAACCCATCTCCAGATAATCCTATCTCAAGTGTTGGGTCATAATTTTCATTCATAGTTACCACGGTAAATATTGCCTTAGGAAAGGCATGTAATCCGTAGTTACATGTCCTTTCTCATAAGAGCTTTTTTGTTATAAATGGATGTTTTAACGTTTAATTTATCTAAAAGTGATGGATTATTTTCTGGACCTTTCTGTGCCCAATCAGGAATATCTGGTCTTTGGCTCCAGCTTCCTTCAGGAGTATCTTGCCTGTGTCCTTTTTTCCTATTTATTGCATCTTGTATTGATTGATCAAATACTTCTTTAGTTATCTTTGATAACTCATCCTGAATCCTCGCTCTTGTAATACGAGATCGTGTAGGAAATTTATAAATAAGGTCTAAAACTTCATCACTATATTTTGTTTCTTCTTCTTCTTTCTCATTATTCCCTTCCTCGCTAACAAATTTTAATTGTTGATTAGCTAAGTTGACAGGATTAACACCAAGTCTCATTGCTAAATCACGATAGTATTCTGGTATATCTTTAGATCGTTTTAATGGTGTCTGACTCCAAGCTATTAATTGTTCTTGTGTTTTAAGATCGGTAGTTAGTTTCTTTGTTTTCCACTTACCACCAGAAGCTTGAGTTATATTTCTCTGAATCCTTCTACTATATGAATCATCACTAGGATCTAAGTCAGGAACCATTAATCTATTCACCTGTCTTGAATCACTAAGTACTTCTTTAACAGCAGCTTGTGCTGCTTTAAAAGCGTCTTGAGGTGTACTTACAATTTGTCCATCTCGCATATAAGTAGACTTGTAAGTTTCATTAAATATTTCCTCTAAGTTTCCATATAGTGTTAACCATTCTTCTGATTTAGTATCAGTCTCACCAAATGTATCTCCAGTCCCTTGGTTGGTATATGCCTTTAATAAATTCTGTGCTTTTTTAAAATCAGCACTTCCTGAATCTAATGCTCCACTAATAACCTTATCTTTATATTTATTGAAAACTTTTGTACTTACATTTTCTAGTTCAAACGCAAAGAGACCATCGTTATATCTTAGTGATTGTTGAATTTGTTGCTCAGCTATATCATCATCTATATGACCACGTAATGCATCAGATAGTTCTGTTGGTACATACCCATCATACTTATTTCTGTAGTGAGCCATTAGTTGAGCTTTTGCATCATTAGATAAATCCTCATGCTGTTGAACAACTTGTAAATCAGCTGCGATATTAGCTTGCTTACGTTCTTCTCTAGCTTCTGAACCCTGTTCAGCAGCGACAGCTAATTCACCTTCTAAACCTGACCACTCTTTCCAAGAACCCATAGTCTTAGTAGAACCATCACGAGCTGTTATTTCGTGATTAACTATAGACATAGCATCTGGATATGTAATTAAATTCTGACTAACTAGATCAATTAAGTTTTCTTTAAATGCTGTTCTACCAGCACTAATAGTAGTTCTATTTCTAGCTGCGTATCTAGCTGCCCAATCGTGAGCAAGTTGATGTCCATCAGCAGGGTTAGCTGTTGAGAATCCAACAGAGATCATTCTGCTATCAGCAGCTTTTACTTGTGCTTGATAGTTAGCTTCTCTTTCTACAAGTTGTTTTTTTCTTCTAGCGTCATCAAACTTATCTATCTCTGGTTTAACAACAGTAGCTACTAAAGCTTCGTTTAAACCTGCAAATTGTTTTGCATATTCAAACTTAATCTTAGTATCTAATGCTGCCTGTTCTTGTGGAGATAGGTTATCTAAATGACCTACAGAAACTTGTTTACCATCTCTAACTACATCTATCTTTGTAGTTTCATAAGCATCATAAACATACTGATCATAACCTTTGGCTTTTTCTAAAGCATATTGTTCTGCGACCATATACTTTTCCCAGCCAGCCATCTTACGAAATTCTTGGGCGGTGATAGAGTCACCGGTTTCCTCTTCGTATTTAGAAGCAAATTCCTGAGTAGCTAGATCGTCATTAAATAACTGATCTCTCTCACCTTTAAACTGTGCTTCTAATTCTGGACTAACACCTCTAGTTAGTATGTCTAGTTTGATTTGTGCTTCTCTATCTTGTCTATGTTTCTCTTGTTTTTTCTGTAAATAGTCTCCGAATGTAGATGAAAGACCGGCTATCTGTTTCCATGTTCTTTCTGTATTCCTTACTCTATCAGCATTATTTTGTTCTAATTGCTGTAAGTATCTTTCTTCGGATGCTTGTATTTTTGCGTCAGCTTTTTCTTGTTCTGGAATTACATCTAAAATTCTTTCAGGATTTACTTTCTGACCAGTTATTTGATATTCAGGAATCATGATTTAAACCCCCACTTTTTCATTAGACCTTCGTTTCCTGCTAAACCAGCACCTAACGCCTGACCCATGCCAAGCATTAAAGTCATTCCTACGTTCTGCGTTACAGGAGGAGGCGGTGCCATATCTTGTTGTGGCTGTATAACTACCTTTCCATGGGCTTCATTTTTTAAGCCTTTTAATTGTCTATTAACATCTTGATTACTTTGTTTAGCCATCCAACCAGCTTCGGTTAATCCTTTAGTTCTCATCGCTTGAGTGAGACCAAAGTTACCTTGGTTCATAACTAACATTCTTGCTACACTCTTACCTCGAATACCACGCTCAGCGGCTGATGCTTCTATATTTCCTTCTTGGGCTAACATCTTTTTAAAGTCCTCTTGATTTTGTAGGATCGCCATAGATCTAGCTCGATTCAATTGCATTTGTGTTCTTGAATAAGCTCTCTGAGCTGCAATATTTGCTTGGTCAATTTCTTCTTCAAACTGTACTTTTTTATTTGCGTAAGTAGTTCTTGTTTGCATCCACTTACGTTTACGAACTTTTAATTGATGTTCGTAGTTTTGTCTAGCGGCTCTGTTCGACGCTGACGCACCCATCGCTGAGCCTACTGCTCCTAACGCTGGCGCTATTCCTGCTGGACTGCACACGGCAAAATTCTATAAAGGATAAATTGTTTGGTCCATAGGGAAATCTCCTAAGAAATTTAAAGCCTAAAAACCTAAGTAACTTGATATGGACTTTGTTTCTTTCGTCAACAATATTCCATAGTAACTTTTCTGTTCTTGCATTCACATACCGTTTTGCTTCTCTAGCAAAGGTATGAGGATAGTCGTAGATAGCTGGGGTGCAAAGCATCCAGATCTGTCCACCATCGTGGACTCCTGCCATGCCTGCTATCTCGCCATTCGGTACTTCAAAATATACTGAATCAGAGTTATGTACTCCAACGATCAGTGCATTCAAAGGGTCATGTCCATGACCTTCTATGACCTCCCGATAATCATCAGGTAATAAAGAAGAAGCCACTCTAAGAGCAGCTTCTACTGTTGCTGGGTGAATGTATTTAGACACGCTTATAATTATTATTTGTTGAGATTCCTTCCCACATCATGTTATGAATTGTGGCAGGAGCTGGGTGTGTAGATTTAAGTGATAATGCTGCGTTTATATTTCTGTCGTAAATTGGGATTGTTCTTAAATGATTATCATCAATAATATTTGCTGCATTAGATCTATATGAATCAGCAGAAGGTAGTTCAAAAGTTTCAGTATAATCAACTCTACCTGTTCTACTTAGAGTTGTTTCATACACACCTATTGGACCGAATCCAAATTTAACTCTATGGATAACGGTATTAGCTCTAGTATCAGCTCTCCAACTTTGACCTTCTAAAGTTTTCAAATAGATGGTTGGAAACTTAACTTCCATACTAAAGTTATATCCAATTAAAAATGTCTCTCCAGACCAATCGCCATCGAGTTCTAAATTAGATCCATTAACTGTGATCAGACCATATCTACCTAGGTTCTGAGTACCAGAACTATTATTAGAATTATCATATGCAACTAATTGGTTAGTACTTTCTAATCCTGTAGGTTTAGCTTTTGTAGATTTCCCAGTAGTAGCGTTATATGTCCAACCACTTGTACTCATTAAATGATCTAAATGCACTCTATTTTCTGCTAATGCATAAGTATTAGAATCCATTTTGATTGAATACTTAAGTAGTTGATCTTTACTGTTATTCCTTACAACTACATATAAGTTGTCATCCTGCATACAGTGATATTGAATAGTCCCTGTAACTGACCACTTAAACCAAGCTGCTAATTTTCTATCTTCAATCTGATCAAAGTATCTATATCCATATAAGGTAGAGGTACCTTCTTCACTAAAGAGAATAATTGAATTTTCTCTGGAATTAGAAATAAGTTTTAAATCATTAGTAAATAATCTATTAACTACTGCACTTTGTTCAATTAGTACTGGTTCACCTTCCCTCATAATATTAGCCATTTCAAAGAATCTAGAATTTTTTCCAGCATTATCTAGGAAGCCTACCGTCGTACCAAGAGAGATAGGGTTAGTTGCACTGTTAAAATTGTAAGAAGAAAGAGCATTGATTTTAGCGGTTAGTGGGCTGAATGTGTCACTATCTGTAGTGAGCATGAATTGTTGGTTTTTAGAAAATAAAACTAAACCTGTATTTACTTGAATACCGTCATATAATATTGCTGGGTATTCTGAACTAGCTGAAATATCTATAGGGTCACTAGCTGTAAATTGTATTGCTGACTTGTTAAAGAAATTATAGAAACTTCCCGGTCGTGAAAGGATTATATTTTCATCGGATAGGAAGCAGAATCTATTTCTGAAGAACAACATCTTATTAATAGTTTTACCTATAAAAGAAGGTTCAGGATTAGTTACATCATCTCCAACTACTGCCTCGTCCCACTCAGGAACAGAGTAAGTAGTACCTCCGATTGTATAGTTAGATCCATCTAATTCAGACAATCTAAAATTACCATCAGCAGTTCTAACAAGAACTACAGGCATTGTTGAATAATCGAATCTTTTTGTTCTTCCCGGTTCAGCACATTCTTCCCATATACCTTCACCATCTTTATCATTATTGCCGTAGAATTTTACAAAATGATTATCTTCGTCAGCAGCACTATTAATAACTTCTACTACCATGCCGTGCTTACACTGACTAGGTAGATCACCTACGTTATTACACTTACTTGCTACTACATTTAATAGCTCTCCAACAGGTGTAGCAGCACTAAATACTGTACTTCGTTTTATGTGGAGACCAGTTCCAATAATTGTTATATCACTTGCGGAGAAATTACCAGTATTTAATAACTCAGTTCTTATATCTCCAAGAATACTATTAGCAGTAATTGTGGTTTCTGTATCGAATGGGGTTGGTAGTGGTCTTATTAAACCAAGGTTTGCTTGTACAACTGAAGTACTTACCGTCTCTACAGTGACCTTATAAAAGGCATCTTTCATCCATACGTAAATATAATCACCAGCTTGCCAACCATCTCCACCATGTAATAAATCATATGTAGTGGTATATCTAGCTTGATAAGTTACGTTAGATCCAGAACCATAAGGTACTGATTGACCGGTGGTTTTGATACGGAAAAATAAGTTTTTACGCCCTGTTTGGTTTGGTGTATTACTACTGTTATAGACACTTACAGAATAACTATAAGCTCTGTCTGTATAACTTCCATTAGATTTCTCACCACCAACTGCACCATCGTCAACTAAAGTTGTACCACTGGCAACAGAAAATATTTTAGTTGCAACGTTAGGAGCGAAGGGATCTCGTCCATCCATTGCAGATGCTGAACATCTATGAATCTGACTACCACGAGAAGCGTGATCTACCATATAACCACTGCTATCACAATAGTTATTACTTGACCTGAGTCGTTCAACACTAATCCTTGTAGCTGTTGTAGTAGTCGAAGTATTGTTATTGTCATAGATATTTAAAGAATACTGTTTTGAATAAGATATACTTCTTAACTCGAGAAAAATTTCTTTCTTAAAATCTCCAAGAGGTTCTAAAGTACTTGGAGTAGTATCCATCGCAGTAGTTTTAGTTCTATTGGTTAGATACGTAAAGTCATTTAATGTCATTGTCTGTATATCTTCCGCAGCAGTATGAGTTAAATAATTATTATTTCCTATACCATTAACAACTGTTTTCTCTGCTCCTGATAAACAGTCCCACATTTTGACAACACCATTCTGTGCTATCTGTCCTATATATTGCTCATTCTCATCACGATAATAATGAAACCATTTACCATTAGATGTGGAATTATTTGTACCATCAGACAAAGAAGTCACAAACTTTCCAGCTGGTCTCTTAAGTAATCCTTGTGTAACGTCAGGTAAGGCGTTCACCATATCTTTCACCTGACCGGGAATTTTCTGTTCGTCAGGTTGTTGTGAAATGCCAGCCGTTAACGCTGGAATAGTTTGTGTAATGTTTGCCATTATCTAATAAGTGCCTTGTAAGGTTGATAAGATCTGTAATTACTTTCATGAGGAAATCCAAAGAATGTATGATCTCCTTGCTCACAGTCGTATTCAAGAGCTGTTGCTCTAGTTTTTACTTCTTCCATTTGTAAGAGTTTTACTAAATTAGGGTTAGAAACTAATTGTGTAGCTGCTCTTACTGATGCTCTAGCAATGATGTGTCTCTGTATTGCTGGTGGTACGTCATCAAAATCTAGTAAGTAAGTTACGTCAAAATAAAAGTCTTGAGTAAAGACATCTGTATGTAAAACGTTGTCGTATAATTTTCCATTCTTTCTAACCATATCTCTAGTCCTGTTATAAAGACCTAGATGTACATCGAATCTAAGATAGTTAGAAGGGATCAAGAAATGACCATTAGAGTCTGGAGACACTGGTCCTATATGATCTTCTTTATTAAAATGCCATCCTTCATTTTGGACATCTTTAGTAGCCTCCATAAGTAATCCATGGATCATTGCAATCTGTGGATTAGCATATGTATTAGCTATCTCTTCTCCTGTATTTGTTACGTTTGTAGTTACTGTTCCTAAAGTAGTAACTGGTGATTGTCCAATACTACCCAAGATAGAATTAACTGCGGATAGTTCGGTATCGGTTGCTATTTGAGTAGTCATAGTCTAATAATTTACTCCTCCTGATGATGATCCACCTTCATTAGGTAGGTTTACTTTTGGTTTTGGGGTTTTTAAACTCTCTTTATTTGAGCCTTTTTTAGATCCAGCTTTATCTTTATTTGATTGGTTCGTATTTGTCTCTGGATTACTTTGTGGATTAGTTCCACCACCTGAACCTAGATTTTGATTTCTACCTGAAGCTGCTGCTCCTTCCTGTGGTGCAGTCACACTAGTATCATCTAATTTCCTACCAGTACCACTGGCATGAACACCTTGTCCCGGAGTGTTATATTTTTTCTCATAGGCTTGGCTCCATTGAATACGTCCCATAGCTCCCATTAGACCAGATGCTGGATGATTGTTTATTGGATCTTTAGGGTCCCAACCCTTTTCCTTCATCTTCTCTCTAAACTCTTTTACATACTTATCCCACATATTTACTTTATGTTGAGACCATGTCTGCCTATAATTAGATTTAATATGAGGAGGGTCCTCTCCAAATGGTGCGCACATAATTAAAAAAAAGGGGAGCCGAAGCTCCCGTATAAAAAATAAAATTAACCGTTCGCTGGGTATGTAGTACCGAACGCTGCTGGTGCTGTTGCTCCAACATATAGTTCAACGGCTGCTGCTGGGTTAAGGAAATCTGCACCCATAGCTAGTCTTCCAAGGATTACGTCACCTTGATAAACAACTGAAACGTCGCCTGAAGTTACTTGGACCTGAGGACCAATAGCTTCTACAACTGCTGCTGCTTCCTTCTGGAAAATTAATCCACAAGATTTCGCAAAGTCTGTGCTGTTACCGTAGTTGTTGTTTAGTCCTGTTACAGACTTACGTCCGTCAGCTAGAGCTGTACCAACGTGGTCTCCTAAGTTAGAAGGAGAAGTCTCACCTGTAGTTCCGGCATAAGCTACACCATGCTTAGCAAGGAATGGGATGTTCATTGACTTGTAGATCTTGATGCCTGCAATTTCAATGATTCCGTTTCCAGACTGTAATGCTGTACCTTGTACGTCTCTATTGATAAGTCCGTTTGAACCAATGTCTTGGATCAAAGCGTAGTATTGACGAGGGTTTAATACTGCACATCTTCCTGAAGAAGATACACCTTTCTCGTCTAGTGCTGCTGCTGCGTCGTAGAAAGCATTAACTAAGTTGCCTGCGTTGTAAGCATCAGAATCATTAGTTGTTGTACCAACTCTGATCTGTGTTCCACCGGGTTCCTTAAAGTTTGTCTTAGCTACTGGAGAAGCTTGTCTTGCACCTTTAGCTACAGCTCTGAAGATGAGTCTGTCATACTTCTCTGCTAATGCGTAGCCGATCTTCTTGGAGATTTCTCCCCTCAATTCGTAATGTGCAAGTGTCTCATCTAGCTCATAAACGAAAGCTGATGAAATTAATAGGTCGTCGCAAGTTATTGTTTTTTCTGCAACTGGAGGTGCGCCGTCGCTGTTACCTAAAATTGAATTTCCGGGAGTATGGAACTCAGCAGTTGTTCTACCTGTGTAGATAAACTGTAGAGATTTTCCATTCTTAAGAGTTCTCTTCATTACCATGTTACGAGCAATTGACTCGTGCTGGAATCCTTTGAACATCTCTCCACTAAACAATTTCAAGTAAAGGGCACGTGCGTCACCGGCTGAGTTTAACTGACCTTGACGTGTTAGTGAGGTAGTTAAATCTGAACTCTGATGAGCCATGATTTTTTCTTAAAATGTAAGGGTATATATTGTCGTTCCTAACGTTAGAATTATGCGAGTCTCATATGGACTCACTGAGATTTGTGGTCTTTTCCCACCGTCGACGGCATAAAGGTATCCTCCTCGGAGGGCTTTAGCCAAATTGAGTAGGGAGGAATCGAACCTCCCCGAGATCACCTATTTGATTACTCTTGTGTAAGCAATGCCACGATATACGAAAGTAACTGTCATGAGTTTCTCCATATACCACAACCCCGTTCCATGCTGTGGTTTCATGCGTCCCTTTAGGGATGAACGGACGTAGCTATTACTCTCCTGTTAGAGCTTCTTCTAAAGATTGAGGCTCTTTTGACTTCTTAGTTTTTTTCGCTTGAACGATAGGGATATTCTTCCTACCTGTTGTTGTCTGTTTCCAGTGTCTTTGATTCTCTGCCATTATTTTCGGGTAAGTTATGCCAGTGTCTAGTGACACCGGACATAATAAATAAATTAGTTATCAGTGTTATCAGAGTCAGAAGATTCTTGATCAGTTTCTTCCTTCTCTTCTTCTTCTTCATAAAAGCCATATCGGGTGAGGCTTGCTTTCATCTTGTTTGTTTGATGTTTCATACTTTCAGGTCCATGTTGAATACGAAGGAGATTCTCTCCTTTGCTCCCGGTCTCGAGCATGGAACACAGTGCGATAACCAAGAGGGAAATAAAACTACTTCACCTTCTTTTATATCCATATGATTAGGAAAGGTTGTCGATAATGTGTGTTCATTCTGTGAGACAAACTCTCCACCAATCCAATTATCTACCTCGTTATGGTAGGGACTTGTAAATATAGTGGGGTAGTCAAATTCTGGATTGAATTGTAAATAATATACGCCGGAGAATACAGACCCATAATGTGCGTGGGACTGTATGTGCATCTCTGGTGTATGAACTCCGAACCACGATTTCCTATACATATCTTTGACTTGATTTCCAGATAAATAATTCATGTATTGAGAACACATATTATCTAACTGGTTATCTTTAATCTCAAGACCAGAATCTGGTTGCATTAATAAATAAGAATTTTCTTGAGCCGATAAGAAATGTGAGGGGTTCCCTGTACGAGTATTAAAAAACTCTAGTACCTTTGGGATGAATGTTTCCTTATGTTCTTCATGTCTATCTAAACTAAACTTAAGAATAGGAGTGGGAAACATTAAGAACAACTTAGAATCCATTACCCAATAGACGGTGCTTCCACAGTTGTGCCAGCCAAGTCAAGAGGGAAGTTGTGAGCATTACGCTCGTGCATTACCTCAAAGCCAAGGTTAGCTCTGTTCAATACGTCAGCCCATGTTGGGATAACCTTTCCATTAGCATCAACAATGGATTGGTTAAAGTTGAACCCATTGAGATTGAATGCCATAGTGCTGACTCCCATGGAGGTAAGCCATATGCCAACCACTGGGAAAACACCAAGGAAGAAATGAAGAGCACGAGAATTATTAAAGCTTGCATATTGGAAAATTAAGCGACCGAAGTAGCCATGAGCTGCAACGATGTTATACGTCTCCTTGTCTTGCCCAAATTTATAACCATAGTTCTGCGAGACATCCTCTGTTGTTTCCTTAATGATCGAGGAAGTAACGAGGCTGCCATGCATAGCTGCAAACAATGCACCCCCGAAAACCCCAGCAACGCCGAGCATATGGAATGGATGCATAAGTATATTGTGTTCTGCTTGGAAGACGAACATAAAATTGAAAGTCCCAGAAATACCAAGAGGCATACCATCACTGAAACTCCCCTGTCCAAAAGGGTAGACAAGAAATACTGCTGCGGCTGCTGACAATGGAGCTGTGTATGCCACAAATATCCACGGTCTCATTCCGAGTCTGTATGAAAGTTCCCATTGTCTTCCTGCATATGCTGCTACTCCTATTAAGAAGTGGAAGATAATAAGTTGATATGGTCCGCCGTTATATAGCCACTCGTCCAATGTGGCAGCTTCCCAGATCGGGTAAAAGTGCATTCCGATTGCGTTGGAACTTGGGACTACAGCTCCTGATATAATATTGTTCCCATATAATAAGGAGCCGGAAACAGGCTCACGTATGCCATCTATATCTACAGGTGGTGCTGCGATGAAGGCGAGTATAAAACAAGTGGTTGCTGTTAGTAAGCAAGGTATCATAAGCACACCGAACCAGCCTAGGTATAGGCGGTTGTCGGTGCTCGTGACCCACTCGCAGAACTTCTCCCAATTACTAGGAGAGGCTTCTCTACTGAGTTGGATTGTTGCCATTAGAAAGTAAACTTAGTTCCTAATTTTGTACCCCAGTTATTGTCAGCGCCTTCGACTTGTGCGAAGTTTAGCTCACCATAAACTTTTAACTTTTCTGAAACAGGGAAACTAGCTCCTGTCTTACCAGACCAGTTAGAGGCTGAGTCTTTACCATCGTCAGCTTTGATTGTCTTACCACCTTGTATGTAATAAGAAAGATCTTTAGCTTCTCCTTCCCAACCTAAGTGTAGGTCAGATGCTGTTGCTTGATAATCAGAACCAGTGAAGTTAGATCTAGTCTCTACGTTCACGTAAGGACCAGCTAGTACTGGTGATGCTGATGCTGCTACTGCAAGTACAATTAAATTTTTCATTAAATATTTAAGAATAAAAAAAAGTGTGGCGGTGTACGATACGATTCGAGCCGCCTGTTCTTTAAAATATTCCGGGGATGATTTGTCCTGTTGTTACGTAAGCGCCTACGGCTGCTACGAAACCGAGCATGGCTAACCAGCCATTAAATCTTTCTGCTTCGGGTGTCATAATTGGATTGTGTGAATGATTGCCATCGCAATCTGCGTTGTGTGACATAACTCTTATTGGTGGTTCGTAAGGGTATTCGTTGTAAAGTAAATTGTCTAAATCTCTAGTTTTCATCTATATATGTAATCTTTATATTCCCTGCAACTACTAATCTTTCGTCTGTTATAACTGGTGAAACTTGGTGCCAACACCAAGCTGGAAAGTAAATAAGATCACCTTCATTTTGTTCTGGTGGTGTCCATTCTTCTCTCTCGTTAGTTAGAAATTTAAAAGATTTTTCTTTGTCAGGTTTAATAAAATGAACAAATGATATGCTATCGCCTAATCCGTGATGGTGGGCTTTGTGTTCTGTACCGTTAGTGTAAAGCTGTGACCAATACTCAAAGTCATACTTAGTAGTTGAATATAATCCAAGGTTCTTAGTAATGTCCTTGATTATTTCTCCGTATTTATCTGACCAAATTTTATCTGGTCTACTAAAGTGCTTGAAATAATAAGAAGAGATGACTGGGTATCCACGTACAATCAGCTCCTTGCCAAGTCTTTTTAACTCACTAACGACTTGATTGATTTCCTTTTCTGGAAATTTTATATTGCCATGGACCCAGTAAGAGGGTTGGTACATGACTTAAAAGTTTAAATCTGATTGTTCTAATTTTGCTACGACATCAGCTCTGTAAGCTGGATCGTTTTCATAGCGTGGATCTCCCATTGCTGCTACAAGTTCTGCTTGAGATCTAAAAGTTTCTCCAGCAGATGATGGAGCTCTGCCTTGTAACATTCGACCTTCATATCCATTCGATTCATTGAATGCGGATTGAAGACCTTGGAAAGCGATGCCAATAGCTGCTGGATTACCAGTATCAACTACTGAATCGAATGCATTGACCTGTGAATCTGGAAGATTATCCGCAGCCCACTGAACTACTCTGTCGTAATTAGCTTCTCCGCCTGCTGCATTCTTAACACTGTTAACTTCTGCATCAGACATCTCATAAGACTGTTGAGCTTGTGGATTATTTCTTTGGATTTCCATGTAAGCATTAACCAAATCTTGGCTGCTCATCTCAGAGAACTTATTTATTGTGTCCTCACTAAGTTCTCCATCATTGGCATAGTATTCAGCAGATGCTTCATTGATCAAACTGATCGCAGGAGCATCTTCAGATACCTCCTCATCACTTTCTTCTTCTTCTGTATATCCTTCGTCTCCTTCTTCTTCAGTTCCTTCTTCTTGTTGTCCAAGTTTCTGTTGTAACGATAAGTAAGCTGCTTCTAAATCTTCAGCATTTTTATATTTACCAGCTAGTAGTCCTTCTTGTTGTTCTACTAACTCCTCTCCTACTTTCAGAGAGTCCTGTTCCTCTTCGGTCAGTACTTCTGTTTCAGGAGTATTGTCATATGAATAGGTTTCACTCATTAGGTTGTTGTGGTGGTTGTTGTCCTTCTACCATGCCTCGCATGTTTTCTGTATCAGCTAACTTTGAATTAGCAAATTGACCAGCTTGTTCTAAGAGAGTTTGCTGTTGCTGTTGTTGCATCTGATCTTGTTTCTCACCTTGTAGTTCTTGTTCAGTCTTCACAAGATTCAACACATCAATACCTTGTGCAGCTGCAAGACGTTTGATTGCTTCTAAAGGATTTATAAATCTTGCTAATGCTTCTGGTCCTATTGTCTGTGCAACAGTTCCCATAAACATTGTCAAAGCTTCTCTGTCTTGCCCTCTTCCTAAAGCATTAACACCGGCTACAATTGCTGGTCTAATAATATCTTTAGGTAACTTAGGTAGTTCATTAGTTCTTTGTAGTACTAATAAAGTTCTATCTAAATAAGGTATAAGGAAAGATGTAGTTAACAAACTGAAGATGCCACCGAGCTGTTGCTCTAGTTCTAACTGAGTTAGCCTAACTTCTTCTGCTGTTACTCTTTCTGCATTCCTAACGTTCATAACTAGGAAAGCTTCAAGCAATCTTCTCTCTATTGTTTGTGCCACGTTAGCAGCTGTAGAGAAGTCAGCAGTCTTACCTACCTGTACAACTTTTACGTCTTCTTCTCTACCCTGAACTATGGCTCCGTTACCAGCCTTTGCAATAGTGGCTGGCTTTGTAGTTGAAGATGGACTGACTAGGAATATTACCTTAGCCGCAGCCGCAGCTCCTTCTACTAATGCTTGAGATAATCCTTCAAGAGATTTGAGATCACCAAGGAACTCTTCTACTCTTCCACGTCCATACTGTTCTCCGTCTACTGAATTGAAAGTCAGGACTAACCATGGACTTGCATTCTTAGGAGCTGTACTACGTGAGCCGGGGATTATCTTATCTTCTACTTCTTGATACCATACCCATCTGCCGTTCTCTAGTTTCACGCACGTGTAAACTTCGACATCATCAGTATGTGTACCTTTTGTTTCGTCGATACCTGTGTTAGGTGGTGTCTTCGGGACATCAAAACCTAGTACATCTCGACTTATCAATTCCTTTGTAACTATTTCTAGGACGTTACCATTTCCATCTCTATTGACGACATACCTATTAAGTGGGTAGTTCTTAATCCCATCTTTACCCATATATAAAAGAGCATTACCACCAACAATTAAATGTTTAAGTGCTTGATGTATTACTACTCTGTCATTTGATGCAGCAACATAGTCCATGACCATCCGTTCCATCTTGGATAAAGAAAGGTCAAGTTCTGACCTCGCTTCTGTTGGTAACTCTTCACCTAACTTATCTTCTCTTACCTGAAACTTAAAGAAGGTTCCTTGTGGAGGTAGGATTGCGAGCATTAGTTTTGCCGCAAGTCCTACTACACATTTAGAACCAACTGATTGCCAAGGTATATTGAGAGTCTCGTGTGTTGGTCTTGAAGATGTATCGTCTTGAATTAAATAAGGTAACGTGAGCTTTGAACAATCAACGGCTTTGTCTAGGAATTGTCTTCGATCTGTTACCAGTTGATTGTATCTCTCACGAGCTAACATTAATTAAGTCCTCCGCTTTTACCGGAGTTATTCTGTGGGTTCACATTTGGATCTAGGTCAACTCTTTGGTCACCTGTTCCACTTTTATATTGACCCTGATTTTTCTTACCACGATCCTGCTTAGCTTTTCTCACCTTAGCATTCATATCTTCTTTCTGAACTGGCTCAGGTGGTGGTGCTGTAGGAGCAGGAGGTAGTGGTGGTGGGGGTGCTGGTGGTAATGGGGGTGGTGGCGGCGGCGTGCCTCCTCCGGGTAAACACATTAGATTTCGTCCTCTTCTATTGATTTGATGTAATCAATTACACTGGCTTGTCCAGCTCTATACATAATTGATTCGATTGGTTCTTTGGGATGGATAGGTTTCCACCCGAAGTTCTGTTCTAACTTCTTTAATAACTCATCAAGTCTGTCGTTGTGCAGCTTAAGAGTATTGAGGGAGATTGACATTCGAGTGTTCAAAAAATGCAGGCATTCTTGCTGCCTTGGTCTGAGAAAATTCTGGTGCTTTGCCTTCGTACATAAGTCGATCGCTCGCATCTAGCCAAAATTTTTTGTCCAAATATCTATCGGCACTATTCTTAAGTGGTTCCATTATCCAATTAATAGTTGCCTTTCTTAGCTTGTCTAATGATTGGCTAGGCTTTAGTCCTAACTCCAGTGATACCAAGGAGTTACAAGCCACGTGGACTTGTTCATCCCTCGAGATATCAGCCGAAATTGTGCGCAAGCCTGCGTCACCATTGAATCTGAAGAAAGGTAGTATCACAAAGAAGATTGCTCTCTCTGCTACTAGTGCTTTTAATATTGTGTGATCTGGATGTTCCTCCCACGCTGCACGTAAGCGTAATGCTTCGGCTTCAGCTTTTTCATTTACGCCGTGTGCTTTGGTGATGTAGCTAAGAGCAAGGTCATGTTTGATCTCGTCCTTAACGTTCGACTCTAGAAGTGCTCTGGCAGAGTCGGGAACATTCTTATCAAGTGCTTCCGTAATGAAGGTACCAACTGGTAGCTCCATATGGCGTATTGCAAGACAACGGAAGATGGTTTCTTCTGCTCCATCTTTTAGCTCTCCTTTAGATGTTTGTACGGGTGTCCAAGATCTTTTCCGGGACAGTAGTTTTATATATGGGTTCATTGCTGACAATCACATCCGATTTCATCTGGTTTATTACTCATTATTTCTGCTAAGTAATCTTCAACTGAGGTATCTTCTAGTGCTGCGTAAGCATCTGTCTTATCCTGCGTATCACTCATTACTTGTAAGGAATAATAGAGAGAAGTTTGTGGTGATTTCAACCACTCTTCTATAAATGCCTCATCGTATGTCACCATGTCACTCCAAGAGTTGAAGCTATAGCCATGAAGCAATCCTGTTCTATCGAGCATGATCATTATCTGATCTGCTACTAATTTATAACTCTCCCATCCGACTTCAGATGCGATCTCGACGTCGCCATATTTAACTTGCTCAACACCAAACGTACCTGAATCTCTATCAACAACTCTGCTAATAGGAGGTGCTATTTCTGGTGTACTTGTATTACCGTTAAGGTCTCTACTTCTGTAAGAACAACTAGCAGTTGGAGCTATAGCGAATGCTCTTTCCATGTTGTTCTCTCGAGCTATGTTAGCTGCTTCTTGTATGCCGAGTAGAAGTTCACGAGCAGCTAACCCAGCGTACCCTTCGTAAGGCTGAGCATCATTAGTTGCTTTCAGCGCCTTACCGAACTCGGCATATGTAATATTGTTTTGAGCTAAGAAGTTGGCTAAGCCAAGCATTCCTAGTCCTACCTGTCTGTCATGTTTTGGTTTGAGATACTCTCCAGACTCTCCAACACCTGTCCTGCCATGGAGGTCGCACAACTCGGACATGCCTTCACGGAAAGCCGGGCGTAAGTCGCCGATTCTACAGGCACCGAGATTGATATGTTGGAGTAAGCATGTGCCTCGTGAGGGCAAGTAAACCTCAAGACAGACGTTCGATCTGATCCGTTTGCCATGTCTATCATGTTTTATTTTACTGAGCCAGATGTCTCCTCTAGCAATCCCTCTAATAATTGCTTCCTTTGTTCCAGTTTCTGAATCACGCCAGAGGTCTGGGGTGAGGTTAACACATCGTTTAATCCATGGGAGTTCTTCTCTGGGGACTTGCACGAAGTCAATAATATCGGCGTGGTTAATATCAAGATGGGCAACCACCGCACCATTTTTATAGGTGCCACCTCTTCTAAGAATTTCATTTAATGTTGAGTAAATTTTTGCGAATGAGACGGGTCCTGATGCAACGAGAGTATCAGTTCCCTTAATTGTTTTTGTTCCTTGGGGTCTAAGGTCCGACAAGTGGACCGCAACTCCTGCTCCATATCTGAGAGCATGCGACACAAATCGCCAGCTCGCTTCGATTCCATCAGTTCCTTCCATTGAATCTTCAACTTTGAAGATTGTGCATGACACGGGTAGACGGGTAGTAGGATTTTCAATCCATGATTGGACTCGACCAGTCCTTGCAATTTTGTTAGCCATTTAGATGAGTGAATGTAAGTTTGGTTTTTTATAGTTAGGTCCTTTTAATATCTTTCCGTCTTCTCTTAGTATTGGTTTGCCATCTTCACCTAACTTGGAAAGATTGCTTTCATGTATTAGTGCTAATGCTCTATCAAGATCCCAACCCATATTGGCAGCGTATTGATAGCAGACATACACAAGGTCGGCTAACTCTTTAAGACATTCCTCCTTGTAACGCTCTGATTCTCTAAACAACATACCTTCAGCTTCAATAAACTCAATGAACTCTTCTCTAATTAAGTCACGTTGATAGGTTCTAACTGGTTTACTATCTGAACTTTGAATGTTGTATTTCTTTCTAAATTCCCTTGCTTGTTCTTGATTCGATTTCATTGAGTAAATAATGGGCAGCTTTTTTTAAATCTTTTAAGTCGTCATCTTTATATCCAGCACGACATACGTATTTGATTACATTTCCAAGGTGATAGTTCAGGGATTGATCTCTAATGAAATCCCATACTTCTATGTTCCCTCTCTGGTAGTATTCAGGACCTTCGTTTAATTTCGTATTCATTTGGGGGTGTCCAAAGTATTGGTTCTTTAGTGTCATGGTCGTAGTCACTTGTAGTTAGTATCCTTGCGAGTCTTGCATTAGTTAATGCATCCTCTTCAGTCATCTCTTTCTCTACAAAGGTTTCAACTACTGCTTTCCATGTGTATCCTTTTTCTTCAAAGATTTTCTCTGCTTTCTTAACTCCTATCCCGGGAACTCCTGCGTAACCGTCAGTGTTATCGCCTGCCATGCTCTGAATCAGATGCCATCTTGCTCCTTCGTCTGAAGTAATCTCTACAGTTTCTTTAAAGTCATATAGTTTCCCGGGAATCTGTCTCATGTCCTTATCTGGAGAGACAATAATGTTTCCGGGATATTTTGTAGCGTAAATGCCTATAGAATCATCAGCTTCGAGTGTATCTTTGAGGATAACTCTGTATTGTTTCTTAAGTTCCTGTATGACCCTTTTGAATCCACAGGGCTTTTTTCTCTGTCGATGACCTTTGTAATCGGGCAGAATTTTTTTCCTAAAATTATTAGGGCTTGTAAAGAATAAGATCATCTCATCGTCAAATGATCCTAAGTCGTTTTGGATTCGATCTAAATCTCTTTTTACGCATTTCATAGCGTCAGAGAAATTAGAAGTAACAACTATAACGTCATCTCCGAAATCCATCTCTGTTTCTGCTGCTGCACAGCATTTATATACTATGTAGTCTGCATCTATTAATAATTTCATAATTTAATGTACGTCTGCCCATGAGAGCCCTTGTTTTGCTTCGGCTGCTATTGGACAACGTAATTGGTAGTATTCTCCAGCTAATACTGCTGATTTTTCTAAATGTTTCATTAATCGTTCGGCATTTTCTGGCTTTGTCTCATATTGAAGTTCATCATGTACAAAGGCGAGTTGGTTAGCTTCACAATCATCATGTGCAATAACCATCCATCTCTTAGCCACAATTCCAGCCGAACACTGAAGTAAATAATTTAATCCTTTGTGAGGACTATCAACTAAAACTCTTCTGCCATCAATAGCTAAGAGCCACCCGTTAGCAGACTTAGTTGAAACCGCTCCCAATAAGTCAGAGAGTCCTTCGATCGCAGCAACAAAAGCTTCTCGTATTTCCTTTCCTTTCTTTTTTGCATCATTTGGTTTTAGGGTGTTGTCGTATGAGGTTCCAATTTTTTCGTTGCCAGCTCCATAAAGGAAGGCATAGGTGACAGTCTTAACTTGTCTTCTAGTAATACCAATCTTGTCAGCATTAACTTGATGAATATCATCATTAAGGAGGATATCTGCATATCTACCGCCGTCGTACCTTCCAAGGTAGTGGGCAAGCATTCTTAATTCAATTCCGCTTAAGTCAGCTCCAACCATTACTAGCTCGGGACTGGCTGTGAATAATTCTCTAAACTCCTTATCGGCAGGGACCTGAGCTAAGTTTGGTTTTCTATGAGCACATCTAAATGTGTTAGTAGAAACTGAGCAATGGTGGTGAATCCTACCTTCACTCGTAACAAGCCTGTTCCATGCGTTCACGCCTTCGGATATCATTCCAAGCTTTTTCTTTATCGTCAAACATTTCGCACATAGTTTGGAGAAGGGAATATCTATCTCCGTCAATGTAGTCTCGTCGATAATTGGTTTCCCAGTCGCTGTGGTCTTGCTCAATTTGACTTTGAAATGGGTCTTCAGAATCCATGCTATGTGGTCTCGTGATGTTGGGTTAAACTCCTTTATTCGTTGTATTTCACATCCTTCTCTATATCCTTGTGTTGCGTTATCTCGTTTAGGAGTGAACAACGATCCTGCAACGAAAGGGAATTGTTCTCGAAGTACTCCTTGAGTTTCTTCCATCTCTCTTCGGAGAGATGACTCAAGTTGCTGAGCTTTTTGTTCATTAAATGTCCATCCATGTATCTCTTGTTCAGTTAATATTTCAGCGACTCGGTGCTCTAACCGATCCGCATCATGTAAGGGCGGAAGTGTTCGCATAATTTGGTGGTAACGTTTACGTCTTGTACGCAATAATCTTGCATTTCTTGTGACCACTCTTTCCAGTCGGTGGTCTTTCCAAACTCTCCTTTATATTCACCTAATCTGTATCCATAAGCTTCTAAGGAATGCCTACCATATAGTTGTAATGGCATCCTTGGTACGTTCCTTCTCTTATCTATATCCATCATATTCGGATGGTACATACGAGATAGGACAAGAGTATCAAGAACAGTCCCACTAGGCTGAAACCAAGAATAAGTTTTCCGCAAAACAGGTATATCAAAATTAATGATATTGTGCCCAACGATAACATCAGCTTCGGTAAGCATATGCAAACCTTCCGTGATCGGGTAGCAGTCACCACCTTGATGATTAAATACGTGGGTCTCTTCCTTTTGGGAATCGTAGATGGCAATGCAGTGTATTGTAGAAACGTCATGTAATAGTCCGTCAGTTTCGCAGTCAAATACGAGCATTTGGCTTTCCGACATAAGTTTTATCCTTAAACTTTGCTTTCTTTTTAGCTTGTTTTGAAGGTGGGTTTGGTTTTTTCAGATCAGAAGTCTGTTCCGGGATCGAAAATTGGCTCTGTAGTTTCATCGTATTTACACGTTTCTTTGTTGTATTTAAGTTGACATGCGACACCTACTTCACCTGAGTATCTATTCTTTAGAACACGTAAGATTGTCTGGTCTACAGCTTCAGTTTGTTGGTTTCTTTCGAGTCCCCATACTTCATCTGCAAGCTGAGAAATTGCTGCGCTACCTCTAAGTTGACCTAGAGTTACTCGTGCGCCTTCTTCATGGTTCTTATCTGTTTGTGTTCTACGTAAATGAGATACAAGGAATAGTTTTATTCCAGTTCGTTCAACTAAACTTCTTAGCTTAGTCATGGTGGTGTCGATCATTTTTCTCTCATCTCCGTCTAATCCAGAAATTAATATGGATAAGTGGTCGAGGAAGATGATTTTCGTTTCGAGCGCAAGCGCCATATACTCAATGCGACTGTAGATAATATCAGGGTCAGCACTGCCGAAGTGGTCATAGAGGAAGAGATTCCATTTTTTGAGGGTTTTGTCATATGCTTTTTGTAAAGTATCCTTGGTGTGTTCTCCAAGATGTAATGCTTGACTAGTAGCTACAGACATTAGTCCTAAAGCTGTTCTTCTATTTGATTCCTCCAGAGCTATATAACCTACACGCTCGTTTTGGTCTAAAAAGTGAGTCGCCAACTGCCTTGTCAGGGTTGATTTCCCTTGTCCTGTGCCTGCACTGATTACAGTGAGTTCTCCGAATCTGCATCCATGGGTTAGTCTTTGCAACCCTGCAAATGGATATTCAAAGTCGCATGGTGGACTAGGGTTGGTGACTACTTCTAGTAATGATTGACCATCTACAATTCCATCCGGTTGGTAGGGAGAAGCATTCCAAATAGCTTTCCTGATTGCTTCAGCATCGTTATTTTGCAATGCGTCAGAAGCATCCTTATACGGATCTGGTAAATGTGCAATCTTAACTTTGCCAGACGGTAAAAGAGCAGCAACTGATTCCGTCGCTTGCTTACCGGCTTGGTCTTTATCGAAGAAAAGGATAATTTCTTCATAACCTTGAAAAAGCTGAAGTTGTTTTTGTATATCCTTTTTAGCTGACGCAGCTCCATGAGGAAGTGAGATATGCGCCCAGTTTGGGTAAGCCTCCCAGCCCGATAGTGCATCAAGCTCGCCTTCGTAGACCATAAGGCGTTTGCCAGTAGAAGGAATAAGAGACTGACCAAAAAGAGTGTCAGTATTATTACCTTCATACTTAAAGTCTTTTAATTTTGTTTTTGTTTTAAATCCTTGAAGTGTTCTGTCACTGCTGTAATAAGGGAAGCGTAAGTATTCTCCGTCCCTGTAGACTTTGTAGTGTTGACAGGTTGATTCACTGATGTTTCGTTTATGCAGCCTTTGGGCTGATCCTGTGAATTGAACATTGGTGGGCATGTGATTGTGATTATCTTGTGTCGTAAGGTTTTGACAACTAAAGCAATATGTATTTCCGTCGTCGTATATTGCCTTTGCATCTGATGAGCCACATACTTCACATGGCTCATGTCTTATAAACTCAGCCATCTTGTATCAAAGTAACTGTCTGTAAGTTCTTCTCCAATCTTTCCTCTAGGGTAAAAATTAAATGCAAGCGACCATCTTTTCTTATCTTCCTTTTGTGGTTCACTTTGATGAACTATATAGCTAGGGAAAAATATTAATAAGTTTGGCTCTGGTTGAATAGTTACTGGATAGCCAAGGTTATAGTTTCTGGTATTAACATTGATAATACTTTGACAAGTATTTGGATCTTTCAAATGTAAGGGTACTGATTTTGTATAATCATCATCAAAATAAAGTAACCCAGAGAACCAACAGTTAGCATGATTATGCGAGTGTACGTAACCTCCTTTCTCTATCGCAGCTAACCAAGAGGTAGTGAATATTGCATCTGTTTCTGGACCAACTCCCAAAGCTTCATACATAAATGTATGGAAGTGAGTCATAATTCCATCCTTGATATGTTTCAAGTCTGGATGTTCTAGTAAACGAGGAGGGAACTCGTTACTCATAAATGACCCCTCCCCCTGATCACAGATATTTTCTTTGTACTTATTTAAAGCACTGGTATCTTCACGCAGTATTGATCTGTATAAAGGTACCGAAAACATATCAAATATTTTATACATAATTAATATTCATGTTCAGTCTGTAACTTGCATTTGAACATGAGGTTGAATGATGTCTTTCTGTAGAGTCAAAGAATAATGCTCTGTTTTCTACTGAATCAATCTCAGTACCATCAGCAAATCCTGTATATCCATCACATGTGTTTATTCCTAGAAGTAAACCCTTAAGTCCTTCTATGTGATGAGAATCTGTGTGCCATGGATGCTTTACTACTTCATGAGTACGTGGGTATAGGTTAACTTTGATTCTTACTATTGTTCTAAAGTCATGACCCAACAGTTCCTGCATAGGAGGCTCAATTATTTCCTTAATCTTTTGGAAATGATTTGAGTATGGCACGTAGTTGTGATAAACCATATGAGCAAACATATAGTTATCTAATGGGTTCAGAGTTTTCATAGTCTCTGAATTATCTGCAATACCATTGACAATGAACCAGCCTGTTTCTGTACTGGTAAACATATCTTTTAGTACTACAAATTCTGAAGTTGGCAGCCAGTTATCAACTACTTTAATGTCTGCTGCTTTAGTTTTCTTTTTTGTCATTATCATCTGGGTAGAAGAAAAAACATAAATTTTTCCTCATTTCTGGGTAGGTTTCAGTGTCGAAGTAATAGTGTTCATTGACTATGGCAGCTCCATGTGGAAACTTTGCACCGTCAAATAAAACTGCTCGATTATATTTAGGCTTTAAGGTGTGTAGTAGCTCAACATGTTTCTTTGGTATCCATGGATCTTTACCAAGTGGTGTATCTGTCATTAACTTCTGGAACCACTCTTCCTCTTTTAGCTTTGGGTGATATAGGTTAGTACCGTTTTCATCTTCGTGATTGAAGTAAACGATAAGTGTATAACCGTTATCTAAATGCGGCCAGAGATACTTTGTTTCAAACTCATTGAATGGTCCAGACATGAACGCATCTACATTTGTTGAAAAGCCACCATGATTACCTACATTCTGTTGACATAATTTTTGTGCTACAGCAACTATTGGACAAGATTTATCAATCCAGTCTGCATATCTTTTCTTAATATACCTATGTCCATTGGATGACCAAGGCTCACCTTGTACTAAGAAGCTTTCTCGATTAAATAAAAATCTGTCTAATTTTTTTGGGTACTTAAATACGTTATCTATCGTATATATTTTTGACCCCATCAATTCATCTATCTGAATTTCTGATTCTGGATTTATTTCCCACATTTTAACCAATCAACTGGAATACAATGTGCGGCGCACCATCTAATGTTGTAGCGTTCGCACCATTTCGCATATGTTGTCTTGGACTTCTTGCTTATCCTTTTGTATGGATCTTGGAAGACCATGCGAAGATCTATGGTTGGGTTATCTTTGATTACTTGTCTAATCTTGCGCCTAGATGGAGGGTCCCAATACCCTTTAACCTCTAGGATTACTCCGTTATCTGGTAATACAAAATCAGGAGTATATTGATGCTGAATAGTGTAAGGGTAGGACGCTTCCTCATATTCATAGTCAACGCCCAAGCTTACTAATAGATCAGCTACTTTCTCTTCAAGTCCTGATCGGAATCCCATTAGAAGTCGTCTTCTACTGAACTGGGTGTCGTATCAGGTACAACATTTGGTTCGGATGCTTTAAATCCAGCAGTATTACCAAACAGCTCAGCTGCTCCTGCTTCATCTAAATCACCTACATCTATACCTACCTCTGACGATACACTTACTATCTGAACTCCAGATAACTTGAGTGATGTGCCATAGGTCACGCCGTCTCTAAGTATGTATGGTTTCTGTGTGAATCCAAGCTTTACTTTACTGCCTGAATATACTGGTGTATCAATGTCCTTGATTGGTGTTCCTTCAGTATCTACAACTGGAGGTCGCTTATCGTCAGCCCAAGAAAACTTAATTAGATATTTACCTTCTGATACCTCCTCCCATGGAGTTGGTTTTAGTAAAGATCTTTTAGGATTCTTAAGTTTACTCTCTGCCCACTTGAGGCAGTCTGCTCTTTCATCTTCTAGCTTAGAGATTAAATCTTCTCCAACTATCGCTTTTAATGAATAACCAAATTTACTTGGTCTTAACACAGCTTGGAACCCTTCTAGGGTTACAGGCTCGGGTGTTACGTGTATGTTTCTCATTAACAGAAAAAATATTGTGAATCAATTACAGCTTCCGGTTTAAGGTCGCCAATAATAGGTGGTTGTTCTTCAGCTCCTATTGCTAGGGCGAAGTCATTAAGTGGTTCATGCTCTGCAAACAGAGTCATGTAAGTTTTACGTACTAATGTGGACAGTTTACACATATCAGTAGCTCTACATAGAACTGAATCATGTATTAAAGCTATTGGAAAGTGGGTATCCATCACTGCAAGATGTAAAAGACTTGCATCTAGTGAATGTATAAGGTTAGGTGCTGTTGCGTTCCTGTGGTGTCTTAAGTCAACACCTGTTTCTGCACCAGCTACATGTACCTCACATCTACCCATTAGTTGTGTCTTTATGATTGTGGACCGACGTTTCATCAGTCTCTGCTTAACGTTGAATCCTGATGGAGTTTTCCATCTGATTTCATCAGCTCCAGATCTTATTGCTCGAGCTATCTCCGTTTCTATCCATTTCATTACTCGCATTGCGCCGGGTACCACTACGTCCATAGCTGTTCGTACTGCCTTTACGCATTCAGTAAGTTCATCTTTATCAACTTCTACTCCCTTTTCCTTAAAGGCATCCTTGATATAAGAACGATTAGAGAAGGGCTTAGCGTTATATGGAATAGTCATCACACAACGCTTAGTCACCTTCCTATCCCAGTGGGGTTTTAGCCGATCAGGGATTGCCTCCATGCTCCTTGAAGCGATGGTTGCATAGGCGTCTTGAGGCTTTTCGCTCCCAATAACATTTACCATGCGAGCAGTGGAGGCGTCCTTAGCGAGACCGGCGAGAATCTGGAGACCACTACATGTAGCGTCTACTGCTACTGGCAGATGAGTCATGTCTGTGTGTCCCATAATGAGACTGACATACTCATTTGCAGCAGCTAAAAATAACCAAGGTTCATCTGCATTTTCCCAGTCAGCTATGTATTTGATAGGGTCTTTGACTATTCTGAATACAAGATCTTGATTAGCTGGCATAGATACCCACTCTAATCTTTCTTGCATCGTAGCTTTATCTAATCCATACGTAGTTGCTAACTGAAACTTAATCCACTCCAAACCTTTAGGTGTTATCTTTGCACCTTCACTAAACAAAATTAAACTTTTTCCAAAGTCAGTATCTTGTGGTGTTAGTAGGTTAGGTATTGGATATGCTCTACCTCTGTAGTCAAAACTCCAAGGGATATAGTAATCTTTTCCTTCAAACTCTCGTACCACTTCCATTGTCATACGAGTACGGCAGGACTTACGTACTTCAGCTGCCTGCAAGTTTCTAGCTGTTCTTGCTTTTGTCTTCCACTCTCTCCATACCTCCTTGCTCGCTTCCTCTGGAGGAGTTGGTGGTATCTCATGTTGGATAACAGGTCTAAATTTTCCTACGCTAATTCCTCTTTCTTCTAGTTCCTTCGCAACCCCTACTATAAAAGGGTTTAGCTTGTATTGAACTTGTTGAATTTTATTAATGAACTGGTAGGGTATTTCTCCCTGTATTAGACCGCCATCGCTTTTTCTTATTAGCTGATGGCAACGAGTCAAATCATTTAAATAATAACCCCCATCTTGGAGAGTGTGCCAATTACGAGGAGGTATAAGCATGGGCTTAGCCAAGGGACTAAATAGCTCAGCCATTCGCATGATTTCTGCATGTTGTTCGATTAATAAAGTGGATGGTACAAGTACAGCTAATGTCTTTCTTCCTTTTCTTATATAATCTCTCTCAAACCAACGAGACACCTCCATAAGACAGTCCATAAGGAAGGTTCCGACCTTGACCTTAGTAGTCTTATCCCAACGTACCCAAGGAGTTATACTCTGCTTATGCATAAGTGTTTGTATGCACTTACGTTTGTATTCTGTACCTTTAGCTTGATGCCAATAGTTCTTCTTGAGCGTAGCTAGTAAAGCTGGTGCTTCTTTCTCGTAATATGCTATTTGTGCTTCAGCTTCAAGAGCTGCACCAATAGCCATAGAAATCACAGTAACTGTGTGTTTCTTCTGTTGTGGTGAGAATATGTGGTCAAATGCGACCTTGCACGTAAGTAGTGCTTGTACATCT